ATCAGAATTAATGACTGCAAGATCAAGTTATAATACATATAAAAAAAGAAATAGCACATCACTAGAGTCAATACATAATTTAACAGAAATTTATGAAACAAAGTCAACATCAAATCTTGCTTTAAAGATCATAAATAAAAAAGGAGTTCCTGATTTATTAATGTGGTTATTTGACAAAGATCAATATGGTGGAGATAGAGAGATATCAGTTTTAACAGGTGAATTTAGAATATTGCAGGTTGTGTGTGAGAGATTTTTTGAATCATTATCAAAATTTACATCAAATGAGTTATTGAAAAGAAAAGATAAATATATAAGATTGATGACAAACTTTGAGAAAATGACTAAATCAAAGAAATCACTTTGTTATACTATTGATCAAACAAGATGGGGTCCTAATTTTAATACAGTTACATTTGGACTATTTTCTTTATCATTATGTAAGAATTCAACAGAAGCATATATTCCCGCTATAATTGCATTAATATCAGAATTTAAGGCCTTTGAAGTTCCAATATATTTAACAAGTTTACTTAATAATGTCAATTGTCATTACTCTTTACCATCTAGAGTAGCAAGATCGCATATGGGACAGGGTATATTTCATGTATCTTCATCTTTATATCATTCACAAGTTACTAACATAATGATGGAACTATTTAATGATTCTATATCAGATTATCTTAGTAATGAGTACACTAAATGCATTCAATTTAATTATTTTTGTCCTGTTACATCTGATGATGTTACCATTTTGACTGATATAGGACCTATAAGAAAATCAAATTTGCCAAATACAGGATTAACATATAAAGAACATGAAAAGAATTTTGATAGAGTATCATCTGAATTTATGAAAACATTACTTAAATTGTTTAAAAAGATTAAAGATGTATTCATATTATTTGGAATATTAACAAGCTCATATAAAAATTGGATTTCAGAAAAGGGGAATAATATTGAATTTAACTCTATATTCTTATCAGATGATTGCATAGGAAGTAATGATCTTAAGTTTTTATATTCTCTTGTTGATCCTGGAACAACTGGAGATTTCTTGAATGATTACAATAATTGCTTAAATACTTTCTATACTGCAAGTAATTCAGGATGCACCAAAGATATATGCATGATAATAGTAAAAGCAAATTATTTATCCTTATTGAGAAAATGGAAGTTAGATCTGAGAATAACAGGATTCCCAACATATGAAGTAATATTAGAAGGATTACCAATAGTAATGTCTGATGATGACCTTATAAAAACTGAGACTCCTAGTTATTTAAGATTTAAATTGAGAAATCTTAAATATAAAATACATGATGTAGGTAATTCGATTATGGATAAAATGATATACTCTAGGTTTTTAGAAATAGATAATTCATTAGATAGAAAATCATATAGAAGTATAATAACTTACTCAAAATCTAATAGTATTAATAATTTTTCTAAATACTACATGAAATTCTCAGTTACAGGTGAAACTTATAATCATTTTTTAATGCAAAATAACAATTCAAATAATCATTATAAAGAAATATTAAGAGAATCGGAGAAGCCATATTGGACTAATCAAACAGAAAGAGTTTCTGCTAATAAAAGATTTCACTCATTAAA